TGACCAAAATTTACTTTTAAAATTAGATAAACTAGCTGCAAATCCCGGAATTATAGAATCTATCAAAGAAATGGAATATGATCGCGACAATGGTTTGCGTCATGTAGACCCTAAAAAGTATGCACATAACATACGAATTAAAAGAATGTTTGATAGAGCTAAAGAAATTGCATGGAATCAAATTAAGTCTGACCCAAGAATACAGAAACTAATACAAGAAGAAAGACAAAAAGAATTAGATGCTATGAATGTAAACAAACGTAGTGTCAACACAATACTCAACATGCGCAAATAACAGGTGGTAGCCAAATGGCAGTACAAACAACTGAAGAATTTAAAAATGGAGGAGCCACCTCTTACTCCATTACAATAGAATATTTAAAAGCAAGTGACATCAAAGTAAGAATTGGTGGAGCTTTACAAACTTATGTAGCCAGCAGCCCTAGCTCTGGTGAATATACTGTTAGTGGTACAACTGTTACTCTTGGAGCACAGGCTGCATCAGGAACAGGAAATGTACACATATATAGAGAAACAGATGTAAATACAGCAGCAGCTACATTTGCTGCTGGTTCATCTATTAGAGCAGCAGACTTAAATGCCATACATGATATGGGTAGATTTGCTGCTGTTGAGCATAGAAATAAAATAATTACAGCAGACGTAAAAGATGATGCTATTACAAATGCAAAAATAGCAGATGACCAAATAGACTCTGAGCATTACGTTGCTGGTTCTATAGATTTAGAACACATGTCAGCAAACTCAGTTGGCACAAATCAATATGTAGATAACTCTATTCAACATGTTCATTTACAAAATGACATTATAGATAGTGATAATATACAAGATGACTCTATAAATTCTGAGCATTATGTTGATCTTTCTATAGATACACAACATATTGCAAACGAAAATATTACTACAGCTAAATTAGACAATGATGCAGTTACAGCTTCTAAGCTTGCTGACAATGCAGTCGTAACAGATAACATTGTAAACTCAAATGTAACAACTGCTAAAATTGCAGATGCAAACGTAACTAGAGTAAAGCTAGAAGCTGACATTATTGATGGGACAAAACTAGCAGACAATGCTGTTAATTCTGAGCATTATACTGACGGATCCATTGATCGTGAACATTTAGCAGCCGACATTGTAGACGGTACAAAAATAGCTGATGATTCTATAAATTCTGAACACTATGTAGATGGTTCTATAGATCATGTACATTTAGCTAACGATATTATAGATGGAGATAACATACAAGATGATGTTGTTAACTCTGAACATATAGCTGCTGGAGCATTAGACAACGAGCACTATGCTGCTGGGTCTATAACTTCAGATAAATTAAATGGAGCAACTGTTATAACAGCATCCGAGCAAGGTGCTGCTACAACTAATGACACATCTTTCTTAACTTCGGCTGCTGCCGACGCTAGATTTTTTAACATAAGTTCTGGTGACACAATTAAAGATGGTCAAACATTTCCTGACAATGATACTACGATTGCTACAACCGCAGCTATCAACGACAGAATTATTGACTTAGTTGACGATGTTGGTGGTTTTGTACCTATTGCAAACGAAACAAGTTTTCCTGCAACTAACCCAGACGTAAATAACGGAGCTGGAACTATAGTCAGTGTATCAGCATTATCTAATGCTATTACTACTGGATCAGGAGTTACTACTGCAACGATTGCAAACGGTGCTGGTACTGGAAATACTGTAACAATTACTGGACTTACAGCAAGCACTACCTACCCTGCTGGATTTGGATTCTTAGTAGAAACAACAACTACTACACACACTTACACTTTCCACAGGTTATTACCAAAAGCTACAGAGGTAGAAACTGTTGCTGGCAGTATTGGAAATGTAAATACTTGTGCAACAAACATTGCAAATATTAACACAGTTGCTTCTGACCTAAACGAAGGTACATCTGAAATAGATACTGTTGCAAATAATATTGCTAACGTAAATAATGTTGGAAATAGTATTGCAAATGTCAACACAACTGCAACAAACATTGCAAACGTAAATACCACAGCTAGTAACATAACTAATGTTAACAACGTAGGTAATAACATCTCAAATGTTAACTCAGTTCATGGCAATGCAAGTAATATTAACAGTGCTGTTTCTAATGCAACTAATATAAATACTGTTGCAGGGTCTATAAGCAATGTAAATACTGTAGGTAACGCTATAGCAAACGTAAACACAACTGCTGGTTCTATAACCAATGTTAATACTGTTGCTACTAATGTTACTGACGTAAACAACTTTGCAGACCTTTATCAAATATCATCTTCTAACCCATCAACAGATGGTGGTGGTAACTCACTAGCTGAAGGTGACTTATACTTCAACACATCTGCTAATAGATTAAAAGTATATGATGGTGCAAACTGGGTAGACGGTGTTATAGCATCTGGAGGTGGAGCCCAAACAACTGGTGATACATTTACAGGTGACGTTAAATTTAACGACAACGTAAAAGGTCTGTTCGGTACAGGGTCAGATCTAGAAATTTATCACAGTTCAAGCAATTCTTTCATAAGAGATGTTGGAACAGGTAGTTTGTATATAGATACTAATGGTGCTGGTATTAATTTCCGAAAAAACACAAATGAGAATCTTGCTAAATTTATTACAGATGGAGCTATAGAGCTATATTACGACAACGTTAAAAAATTTGAAACTGCTTCAACAGGTGTTTCAGTAACAGGTAACATAACTGTATCTGGTAACGTAGATGGTCGTGACGTAGCTGCTGATGGTACTAAGTTAGATGGTATTGCTTCTAGCTCTACAGCTAACCCTAACGCTATAGATAATGTAGTTGAAGATACATCACCACAACTAGGTGGTACGTTAGATACTAATGGAAACAATATTCAATTTGGCAACAGTGAAGTAGCTCAGTTTGGTAACTCTCAAGAGTTCCAAATGTGGCATGATGGCACAAACTCACATATTAAAAACGCAACAGGTGCAGGCATATTTCAGCTTCGTACTGATAACTTTCGTATAGTTGATGCGGCAGTACAGCATACTTATTTAACAGCAGTACAAAACGGAGCAGTAGAGCTGTATCACGACAACGACATGCACTTTGCTACAACAGCAACCGGTGTAAAAACTAATGGTGATTTATCATTTAGAGGTGATGGAGATTCTCAACAAATATTGTTTGATGCTGGTGATGGAAGTTTAAAATTTAACGATTCTACAAAAATAAAACTTGGTGCTGGCGATGATTTACAAATTTATCATAATGGAACCAACAACTATCTTGATAGTATTAATGGTCATCTATATTTAAGAGTCAATAGTACAGAAAATGCTATTAAATGTACACAGAATGGAAGTGTAGAAATTTCATATGACGGCAGTAAAAAACTTGAAACAGTATCAACTGGAACTCAAATTGTTGGAGATCTTACATTTAGTGGTGCTACATCTAAAGCTATTAGATTAGGTGATAACAACAGAATATACTTTGGTGCTGGCGAAGATTTTTGGATTGGATCTAATGGATCTAATGGAGAAGTTTCTGGTTCACTGTTTTACTATAACAACCAACATTATTATGATGGTGTAAGGCTAAGACTTGGTCATGGAAGTGATTTAGACATATATCACGATGGGACAAATTCAGTCATTGATAATAATACTAATGATCTAATAATTAGATCGGATGGGGATGATGTAAAGATTTTAGCTGAAGATGATATTGTTCTAAGAGATAATGATGACAGTACTAATTTCATACATTGTATAAATGGTGGTTCTGTAGATTTATACTACAATGGCAGTAAAAAGTTTGAAACTACGAGTAATGGTATTAAAGTTGGATCAGTCACGATTGATTCTGGATTTAATAATATAGGATTACCTGATAATGGGCAAGTAAGATGTGGAGCAGGCGAAGATTTACGTATTTATCACGATGGAACTAACTCTTATGTGAGCGACGTTGGTACAGGTAATTTAAAATTAACTTCTAGTGGTGCTGGAGTTGAAATACAAAAGTCTCAGACAGAATATTTGGGTAGATTTCTTACTGATGGAGCAGTAGAACTATATCACAACAACAATAAAAAAATTGAAACTACAAGCACTGGAGCAACAGTAACAGGTAACATCACAGTTACAGGAACTGTTGACGGTGTAGACATAGCAACTGATGTAGCAAGAAAAGATGGCACAAATATGGGTGCTACTACTTTTACTGTTAATGATGCTGATTTTATAGTTAGAGATTCAACAGATAGTACTACAAACTATATTTGGAGAGATCATTCTGACAGTAAATTATATTTAGGAACAGGTGCTGCTGTTGTTACTCC